CCGCTGCCAGAACCAGGCACAGGGCCGTGACGAACTGGCTGTCAGAGATGGAGCTGCCCAGCTGTGCACCGCCCTCGATGCCCATGCCGTACAGCAGACTTACAGCACCGCTGGCAGCAGCCAGCCAGTACCAGACGCGGGATTTAATCTTCATGCGGGTTCCACCTCCTGCCAGCAACTCGGTGCCGGGCGGCATTTGTCTTCAAAGCTGAAAGCAATGACCTGATGCCACTCGCCGTTATCGAATACCTGAACCGGTGTGTCCCGGTATTCAGGGACTTCCATGCCAGTCATCAGGAGCCCGGACGGGCGAACCTTCCCCCAACGGAACCATAGGTCTACCAGTGAGGGAGCAATGTACGGGCATCCAGTGGGCGCTGCGGCCCGCTCGGATGCAAGGGTGTAAGGTTTCATGCGGTCTTTTCCTCCTTTGCGATTGCCGGGAAGAAATACTCCCCGATTTTTTCTTGCGGGATGTGTAGTGCTCTGCAGATGATGACGATCTCGTCACTCCTCCAAGGTTGTGTCCCCTTGAGCCGTGCGGTCATCGTGTTGGAGCTTACCCCAATCAGGGCCGCAAGTGCGCCCTGGTTGAGATCCTGGTCTTCTGCCAGACGACTGATTTTGAGATAAGGCTTTTTCACGTTGCTCACCTCCTTGTTGGCGGCTCCCTTCTGCGGTATACTTGGGCGGGAAGGGAGGTGATAAAGTGGAACAAAATACCGGTATGTCTGTTTCGGACTGGTCTGGTTTAGTAGCAATGGTCGTTTCGCTCTGCGCTTTGGTTTCTCCGATGCTGACAGCAATCTTTAACAATTGGCATCAGCAAAAGATGAAACAAATGGAATATGACCATCAGGAACGCGAAGAACGGGTTCGGCGCGAACGCGAAATCTACGAAGGCTACATTCGTGCGGCGGGGGCAGCTATTCAGTCGCCCACTGCAGAAAACTTGCAGGAGTATGGCTCCCATTCCGCGCTGGCTGCTTATTACGTTTCTGAAGAAATTCAAAAAGACATCCTTGCAATGGATAAATTGATAAGCTACGAAACATCCTTTGACGTTAAACTGGATGAAAAGGTGAAGCTTCTCAATAAGATCGTTACAAGCTTGCGGTTAGAAAAAGAACTCCTGTTGTAAGAGCTCCGATCACGATGGAGTACGGAAGATACCAACCGGAGATCTTCGGGGCAGCTTTCTTTGTGATCAGATTGCAGAGAACAACTGCAATCCAGAAAACTGGGATAAGTTTCAGCGAAAGCACGAGTGTTATTCACCTCCTTGTTGGTGGCTCCCTTTCCGTGATATAATCAAAGGGAAAGGAAGTGAAATGTAAGTGGAAAAACTTATTCAGTGGGCGGCCTGTAATCAGGACTGGATCACGTTAGTGATTGCGGTTTTTGGAGCAGTGTTATCTGCATGGAACTGGATTGAAAAGCATCTTGAGAATAGAAAGCGCGTGGCCGTTGAAGTAAAAAATGTTTTTTGCTTTGGACCAGAGGCTGAAACCGGTGGATATACGGAAGTGCTCCATTTGTATATCATCAACAAATCTCGAGAGTCGATAACGCTGAGCCAGTTGCAGATGAGTTGTGACTCTAAAAGCAATCAGTTTGGAGAATACCGGATGGAATTGCATAGCCGAAGCAATAAAAGGGGACGCGTTGAAGTGGTTCGTAGAAGATGGTTCTCTGATACGTTTCCGGTCAAACTCGAAGGCTTGGGGTATGCGCATCTGCTGCTTGCATCAACAGGAGATGCACGCTGCATCGAGCAGGGAAAGAAATGCCGCATGCGAATCGATAGCAATAAAGGAAAAATCTGCAAAGAGATTACTTGCGAATTTTCTGAATGGGATTTGCTGCCGCTATGTAAAGAACCAAACCTCGCAGCAGAAGCGCTGCTACAGTAGCTTTATTGCAGGCCGGAGGGGCATTCTTCTTCTGTCAGGTATACCTGAAGTGTGATGGCATACTTCGCCGACCGGCAAAAGCGTTTACTCTCCGCCTCGACTCCGTCCCGGCTGACCAGTTCTTCCACGAGCTGTGCAGTTGGCACATTTTCCAACGCCCAGCGTTCCGGTTCCAGCGGTTCGCTGGGCTTTTTGTTGTCATTCACGTTGTTCACCTCCTTTGATGTAACTTCACAGGTTACTCAGTGGCCGAAAAATACAGCCTGCGGATTGTCGATACTTAAAAGCTCTACAATCTTTGAGGCTTCGTCCGTGCCAAAGACACGTTTCTTGAGCTTGCGAGTTAAGGTTTGCTCCGAAATCCCGAGCTCTTGAGCCAATTTTTTCTGGGTGTAACCCGCTCTGACCATGTACGACTTGAGTAAATTGACATTTACCACGTTTTCACCTCCAAACGACCTCAATGTAACTTGTGAGGTTACGAGTATAATAACACCATATCTGTAACCTGTCAAGTTATTTTTGGTAATTCAATTAAAAATATTGTAAACCGTCAGTTTATCTGCTATACTATAGATATTAAAGGAGGTGCTCATGGTGACTGTAGGTGATCGCATTCGACAAGTGCGTCAGGAGCAAGACGTAACCCAGCAGGAGCTTGCTGACTACATTGGCGTATCAAAGCAAGCTGTATATAAGTATGAGAATAACATTGTAACAAACATACCGACAGATAAAGTAGATGCCATTGCAAAACGGCTGAGAGTGTCTCCCGCCTATCTGATGGGCTGGGAGGAGCAGCCTGCCCCGGCTGCATCCAAAGAGCCCACTGTTCCGCCGGGCTTTGAGCCGATGCCAGCCATGGACGTGGTACCGCTGGTGGGACGGATCGCTTGCGGTACGCCCATCACGGCAGAAGAGAACATCGAACAAATGGTGTGCGTGCCTTCCCGCTGGCACTCCACCTTTACACTGACCTGCAAGGGCGACAGCATGGAACCCCGCATCCACGATGGCGATCTGGTGGCGATTCGCAGCCAGCCAGAGGTGGAGAACGGCGAGATCGCTGCTGTGCGGATCGGGGAAGAGGCTACCCTGAAGCATGTCTATCTGCACGAGAACTTCATTGAACTGCGGCCGGAGAATCCGGCTTTCAGCAGCATCATCCTCAGCCGGGAAGATATGAATGCCGTTGTCATTGAAGGCAAGGCCGTTGGGCTCTGCCGGGATATCTGATGTTGGAGGAAGTCTGCCATGTCAAATAGAAAATCTGTTGGGTATTCCAAAAAGTATGCCCAGGCCATGAGGTCCTTTGATAGAAGTGTGACCAGGACAACCAACGCTGTCTCGCGTGCGGCTTTCGGTCAGACTAAACGAGGACGGACTCGACAGGATCTCAGCGCAGCCTCAGGCAACTTGGAAAGAACCAGTCTTACGAATAAACAACTGATTGCTTCGTGTGTTGTGGGGGCAATTCTTCCGACTATGTGTCTGGTTGGAAAGGATGCGGCAACAGAAACAACAGGAATGCTTCTGCTGGTTTTATTTTTGTTCTTTGCAATACCGTTTCTTGTAATGGTTTTGATCTTTATGGCATTCAATGCAATTACGCGCCCGAGAACGGCATGCATTACAAATCAGAGTTGCGCGACAGAAGAAAGCACAAGCGAAGTGAATGAACCTGCACAGCTCTACTCTCCTAATCCTGAATGGATGGGGCAGACTGGCCTTGTTGATTCTCGCGCAAATGCAAGGGTCTTGGCTCCACAGTTTTTGAAACAGGCTCAGGAGAGCGCAAAAATCCTTCAGACGACTACTGAACCGGATACCTTCTTTACGAGATACGATTTTTGCGTTGGCCGTTTGATGGAACTTGAAGAGTGCAAAAAATATGGTGCCCCGGTAAGCGCTACAGCTGATTTGAAGAAGTATCGCAGCCTTAGCTTCCGGGATGATGCTGTAAAGGAAATCATTCATCGAACAGAAGAAAAGTATCAGGCAAAAATCGAGGGCCTGAAAACAGCAAAGGCAAAACAGAACTGGGCCGAAAAATACCATCAGGCATTTGAGCCGTATTTGCCTTACATGACAGACGGCCAGAAGTCTGAGCTTGGAGAAGCAAGCGCATATCTGTTTGATCTGGCTCAAAAATAAAAAAAAGCCCGCCCATGCTGGAATATTGACGGGCAGCAATAAAAAAACTCCCCCGGTGCTGGAACACCGAGGGAGTTAAGATAAGCGGCTCGCTCCAAAGGAGGTCATCGCACACTCAAGCAATGCGATTATACCTCTTTTGGGCGGACTTGTCAAAGTGTACCCCAAAGGAGGTATTTTTA